TGGCCTGGGATCCGGTACGGCTGGCCGAGTACGAGTGGCTGCGGCCATTCCTGGTGGTCCCCGAGGACGCGGCCCCGCCGCTGGCCATGTCCCTGCCCCCGGAGGATGCCGTCGGGTCGTACGGGGCGGAGGCGATCACCTGGATGGAGGTCGAGCTCGGGATCACTCTGCGGTGGTGGCAGAAGCTGGCGGTCACGCGGCAGCTGGAGCACCGCGGCGACGGGTCGCTGGTGTGGCGGTCGGTGGTGGAGTCGTGCCCGCGGCGAGCCGGGAAGTCGGTGCGGATCCGCGCTGTGGCGCTGTGGCGGATGGACCACGCCGACCTGATCGGCGAGACGCAGACCGTCGTGCACACCGGTAACGACCTGCCGATCTGCCGTGAGATCCAGCGGGGTGCGTGGCGATGGTCCCAGGGCCGGGGCTGGAAGGTGACGCAGGCGAACGGCAAGGAGGCGATCGAGGCCACCGATGGAAGCCGGTGGCTGGTCCGCTCCCAGGACGGCGTGTACGGCTGGGACGCGGGTCTGGCGGTGGTCGACGAGGCGTGGGACGTGAAGCCGGACACGGTCAGCGAGGGCCTGGAGCCGGCGATGCTGGAGCGGCTGTGGGCGCAGTTGCACCTGACTTCGACGGCGCACCGTCGGGCCAGGTCGACGATGAAGCAGCGGATCCGCGAGGCGTTGGTCATCGACGACGGTGAGACGTTGCTGATGCTGTGGGCGGCGGGTGTCGGGACTGTGGCTAACCCGGGTGACCCTGCGGTGTGGCGGGCCGCGTCGCCGCACTGGAGCGAGGATCGGCGGCGGATGATCGCGGCGAAATATGCGGCTGCGCTGGCCGGCGAAACCGATCCGCAGGCCGACGACCCGGACCCGATGCAGGGCTTCTTGGCGCAGTATCTGAACGTGTGGCAGTTGCGGCCGTCCGCTGCGGAGCGTGGTGACCCGGTGCTGGCCGAGGACGAGTGGACCGCGCTGGCCGCCGAGGTTCCGTCCGGGCCTCCCGACGCCGCGGCGGTCGAGTCGTGGTTCGGTGACGGGGTATCGCTGGCGCTGGCGTGGAAGACGGGCGACCAGGTTGCGGTGTCGGTGGAGGACTTGGCGGACCTGTCGGAGGTCCCTGGGGCGTTGGCGGCGGCCGGGTTCAGACGCATGGCGACGGTCGGCGCGAGCCTGCTGGAGGATCCGTCGCTGGCCGGGGTACGTGCACGCAAGGGCCAGGGACGTACGGGGGCAGCGGTGCAGGAGCTGCGGCGGCTGCTGGCGGAGGACGTGGTTCGCCACGACGGGGGCGAGCACCTCACGGACCAGGTGCTGTCGGCGCGGACGATGCCGGGCGCGGACGGGCCGCGAATGGTCTCCACCGGCGCCGCCGACGCGATCAAGGCCGCCGTTTGGGCGATTACGGATTGCCGCCGCCAGCTCCCGCCGCTGGTCGTGTTGACCGTGAACCGCTAATTCCTACTTGTTTATAGGATATGCTGCTGCCTGTGGCATGGTGGAGACGCCGCAGGCGCCCAGCCCAGCAGCCAGCCGACCTGATCAGCATCTCTGATCCGGCGCTTGCCGAATATTTCCGTGTCGGCACCGGCAACTACTCCGGCGTGGCGGTTGGGGAGACCACCGCCCTTGGGCTTTCGGCGTGCTACCGCGCCGTGTCGCTGATCTCCGGCACCATCGCCATGCTGCCCATGTCGACCATCCGCGAAGTCGACGGGATCATCACCCAGATACGGTCAGTGTTCGACGACCCGGGCGGCGTCGTGGGCATGACCCCGTTCGAGTGGAAACAGACCGTCGTCGCGCACCAGCTCTTGCACGGCGACGCCTTCCTGGCCCACGTGTTCAACGTGGGCGGCGGGCTGGCCGGGCTGGTGCCCATCCACCCGTCGGCGGTGCAGGTCGACCCGCCGCCGCGCCGCCCTGCCGGCGAGCTGGAGACCCCGTTCCGCAAGACGTACACGGCGTTTCTGCAGGACGGTTCCCGCCGCGGGTTCACCGACCGCACCATGACGCACTGCCCGGCCCTGTCGATGGACGGCCGCCGCGGCATCGGCCTGATCCAGGTGGCCCGCAACGCGCTCGGCATCGGTGTGGCCGGGGACCGGGCCGCCGGGAAGATGTTCTCCGACGGCGCCATGATGTCCGGGCTGGCCACCCCGGAAGAGGGCGAGTCGTGGGGGCCGGACGACGCGAAGGCGATCAAGGCCGATCTGGACTTGAAGACCGCCGGGTGGGAGAACGCCGCCGCCATCGCGGTCATCAACCGGCGGATCAAGCTGCAGAAGTGGCAGATGACCAACGAGGAGGCGCAGTTCCTCGCGTCGCGGCAGTTCCAGATCGAGGAGGTCGCCCGGTTCACCGGGGTGCCGCCGCACCTGCTGATGCAGACGGAGAAGCAGACCAGCTGGGGCACCGGGGTGGAGGTGCAGAACCGCGGCCTGTCCCGTTACACGCTGGCGCACTGGACGTCGCGGCTTGAGCAGCGGCTGTCCCGGCTGCTGGCCGCCCCCCGGTCGGTGCGGTTCGACTACCACGAGTGGGAGCGCCCGACCCCCGAGCAAGAGGTGGATCTGCTGCTCAAGCAGACCGGTGGGAAGGCGATCCTGACCGTGAACGAGGCGCGGGCCCGGCTCGGGCTGGAGCCGGTTCCCGGCGGCGACGTCCTGGAGCTGCCCGCCCCCGCCGAGCCGACGCCGGACCCGGAGGCGGTGCCGGCGTGAACCTCCGCGAACTGATCCCCCCTGCGCTGTTGAGCCGGTACCGTCCCCCGGTCAACGCCGCCCGCGGCACCTGGTACGCGATCCGCAACCAGGCCGCCGACCGGGCCGTGGTCGAGCTGTACGACTTCATCGGCGAGTTCGGCGTCCCCGCGCGGGAGTTCGTCCGGGACCTGCGCGACGTCGACGCCCCGGTGATCGACCTGCGCATCAACTCCCCCGGCGGCATGTACTGGGACGGGTTGACGATCTACAACGCGTTGAAGGACCACCCGGCCCGGGTGGAGGCGACCGTGGACGGGCTGGCCGCGTCGGCCGCGTCGTTCATCTTTCAGGCCGCCGAGCTCCGCACCATGAACCGGCACAGCGAGCTGATGATCCACGACGCGTTGACGTTGACGATCGGCAACGAGGCCGACCACCTGGCGTCGGCCGCCGCGCTGGGCCGGGTGTCGCAGGAGATCGCCGCCATCTACGCCGGCCGGGCCGGCGGCACCGTCGACGAGTGGCGGGACGCGATGCTCGCCGAAATGGAGTACACCGCCGTCGAGGCGGCCGACGCCGGGCTCGCCGACGAGGCGGTCACCGACGATGCCGAACTATCCAACACCGCGCCGCGGACCCAGCTGGTGACCGCCCGTGCCCGCGCCCACCTGGAAAGGGTTGCCTGATGCCTGTGCCCACACCACCCGACGACTACCTCGGCACAAAGGGTGCGACCAAGCAGGACTGGGAGGAGTTCCAGCAGCTCTACCTGGGGTGGCTGGAAACCGCCGCCGACGAGGAGATCGTCGAGGAGATGAAGGCGCTACCCGAAGATGGTCGCCCGTTCAGCCCGTCCGAGGCGTGGCGGTTCCACCAGTGCGAGCTGCGCCGCCGCCAGCCCCGTAAGACCGCCGCCAAGAAGACCACTGCGAAGGGATAAGTCCATGCCCGCCAGGCCTCGCCCCGCCACCCCCGCGCCGGCGCCGGCGCCGCAACCCTCCCCCGCCGCGTCTGGCGGGCAGGGCGGGCCGGCCGCCGCACCGCCGATCCCCGCCACGATCGACGAGATCATGGAGGAGATGTCGGCCATCGCCGCTCACACCGACACCCGGCCGCTCACCGACGAGGAGGCCGGCCGGTACGAGCGGCTGGAGTCCGGGCTGGTTTCCGCGCGCCGGTCGGAGAACATCCGCCGCCGCCAGGACGCCTACGAAACGCCGATCCCCGGCGACCTGGCCGCGGTCATCCACGTCGGGCAGGCCCGCCGGGACGACACCTACAACCAGGCGTTCGTCAACTACCTGCGCACCGGCAAGCCGAACCAGGACCTGATGAACGCTCAGGGTGTCGGCACCGACGCGGGCGGCGGCTACCTGGTGTCGCCACAGTTCCGCCAGAAGCTCGTGGAGGTGCTCAAGGCGTACGGCGGCCTGGCCGGCGCGGTCGACGGGTTCTCTACCGACCGCGGTGGCGACGTGGAGTTCCCCTCCGTCGACGACACCGCCTCGGTCGGCGCGATCACCGCTGAGGGCGCCGCGTTCACCACCGGCACCGACATGGTGTTTGGCACCATCGCGATGAAGGCGTGGAAGTACACGTCCACCGGCGCCGACGCCTCCGCCGGGCTGCGGGTCTCGGTCGAGCTGTTGCAGGACGCCGAGTTCGACGTGGAGGCGTTGCTGGCCCGCATCCTCGGTACCAGGATCGCCCGTAAGCAGGCCGTGGACTGGGTCACCGGCGCCGGCACGACCCTGCCGTTCGGCATCATGCACGCCGGCCTGACCGCCGACGTGGTGCTCGCCGCCGGCAACGCGATCACCTACCAGAAGCTGCTCGACCTGGAGACCGCGCTCGACCCGGCGTACGAGCAGAACGCCGCCTGGGTGATGAACAAGGCCTCCTGGATGAAGGCGCGTGCGGTGGTCGACACCACCGGCCGGCCGCTGCTGTTCGACGCCAACGCCGGTATCCAGGACCAGGAGCGCCGCCGGACCCTGCTCGGCTACCCGGTCATCATCGACCAGGCCGCGCCGAGCATCGGCACCCTGTCGGCCCGGGCCGTGGTGCTCGGCGACCTGCGCGAGGCATACGTCATCCGCCGGGTGTCCGACTTCGCGATGGTCGTCAACCCGTACAGCCGGGCCAACTTCGGCCAGGTGGAGTACGTGGCGTGGGAGCGCGCGGACGGCAACATTCAGAACCGTAAGGCGTTCGCGCTGCTGCAGAACAACGCCGCCTGAGGCTGGGGGAGGCGGGCCGCGGTGGTGTGGAAGCCGGATTACGTCACGCTGGCGGAGCTGCGGGACTACGCGACCCGCACCGCCGAAGTCGTCGATGACGCGTATCTGGCCATCGCCGCCACGGCCGCCTCCCGTGCCGTCGACCGGCACACCGGCCGCCAGTTCGGGAAGGTGGATGCGGCGCAGGCGCGCCGCTACACCGCCCGGTGGGACCGCCGCCGCCGCCGCTGGGTGGTCGAGATCGATGACCTGTTCTCCGCCGCCGGGTTGACCGTTGCTGTCGAGGCCGGGCCGGTCGACGTGTTCGAGCTGGAGCCGACCAACGCGCTGTTGGACGGCAAGGTGTACGAGCGGCTGATCGTCGAACCTGAGTCGGTGAACCAACCCACCGGGCGCACGGAGAACGAGGTCACCGCCACCACCGACAAGTGGGGGTGGTCGGCGTTTCCCGCGGCGGTGAAACAGGCGACCCTGCTGCAGGGATCGCGGCTGTCGTGGCGGCGTGACGCACCCGCCGGCGTGGCCGGCTCCCCGGACCAGGGTTCGGAGATCCGGCTTCTGGCCCGGCTCGACCCCGACGTCTCGGTCGCCCTCGGCGACTACGTGCGCTGGTGGGGTGCGGGCTGATGAACCTGGCGGCTGTGATGGACGCGGTGTCGGCCCGGGCGGACACGATTGCCGGGCTGCGCTGCTACGCCTGGCCGGTGGCCAAGGTGACGCCGCCGGCGCTGATCGTGTCGTACCCGGAGGACATCACGTTCGACGAGACGTACGGGCGGGGCATGGACCGGATGACCCTGCCCGCTGTGGCGGTGGTCGGGAAGGCGTCGGACCGCACGGCCCGGGACCTGGTGGCCGCCTACTGCAACGGGTCCGGCGCGTCGAGTGTCAAGCAGGTGTTGGAGTCCGGCACCTACACGGCGTTCCACCACGTGCGGGTGGCGTCGATCGAGTTCGACGTGGTGTCCATCGCCGGCGTCGACTACATAGCGGCACTGTTCACTTTGGACATCGCGGGATCGGGGACGTCATGACGTTGGTGCACAGCAAGAGCACGGTGATCACCGTTGGTGGGGCGGACCTGTCGGCGTTCACCAACGAGTCCAGCTTCGGCCGCAAGGCCGACAAGCACGACGTCACCACCTACGGCAAGAACGACCACGTGTACGCGCCCGGGTTGGGTGACGGCGACTTCTCCATGGGCGGCGTCTACGACAACAGCGTGACCGGGCCCCGCGACGTTCTGGAGCCCTTGGTGGGCACCATGGTGACCGTCATCCGCAAGCCGGAGGGCACCGGCTCCGGGCTGCCGCAGGACTCTTTCTCCTCGCTGCTGGAGGAGTACGTGGAGACGTCGCCGGTGACCGACTACGTGAAGTGGACGGCGAAGTTCCAGCCGTCCGACGCGGTCACGTCCACCAACCAGGTATAGGGGGGTCCACTGTGGACAAGGAGCTGCTTCTCAAGCCCCGCCTACCGGAGGCCGACGTCGAGGTCCCCGGGATCGGCACGGTGCGGGTGCGTGGCCTGAACCGGGCCGAGGCGATGCGGGTACAGGCCGCCAAGGGCGTGGAGGCCACCGAACGGGTCATTCTCGCGCTGGGCATGGTCGACCCGGCGCTGACCGAGGCCGAGGCCGGCCAGTGGCAGAAGGCCGCGCCAGCGGGGGAGATCGAGCCGGTGTCCCGCGTGATCGCCGAGCTGTCCGGGATGGTGGAGGGCGCCGACAAGGCCGCCTACAAAAGCGTTCGAGACGACGGAGGGGCTGGAGTTCGAGTTCTTTCTGGCCCAGAAGCTGGCGATGACGGTGGCGGAGCTGCGGCAGCGGATGAGCGCTGACGAGTTCCTGCGCTGGGGCATCTACTACGCCCGCAAGGCGCAGCGCGAGGAGCTGGAACGGTTGAAGGCAGGGGGGTGAGGGCATGGCCGACGCGATCCGCATCGACGGGCTGGCCGAGTTCTCCCGCAACCTTCGCAAGCTCGACGCCGACCTGCCGAAGGCGCTGCGGGTGGCGCTCAACGACGCCGCGAACGTGGTTGTCGACTACGCCCGTCCGCGGGTGCCGCGCCGTACCGGCCGCGCCCAGTCCACCATCAAGGCCCGGTCCACGCGCACCGCGGTGCGGGTGGTCGCCGGCGGTCGCCGGGCGCCGTACTTCCCGTGGCTGGACTTCGGCGGCCGGGTCGGTCGGCGCAAGAGCGTACGGCGCGCGTTCTACGCCGAGGGCCGCTACCTATGGGTGGGGCTGCGGGTGAAGCGGCCCGAGTTCGAAGCCGCGTTGACGAAGGCGCTGCTCGACGCGGCCCGCTCCGCCGGGGTGGAGGTCGAGTAGATGTCCAACGAAGTGAAGCTGACCTTCGCCGGCGACTCCGCGAAGCTGGAGCAGGCGTTCGACCGGGTGGGCGCCTCGGCGAAGAACATGACCCGCGAGGTCGGTCAGGCATCGTCCGGGTTCGACCGGGCCAACGACGTAGCCGACTCCGCGGAGAACAAGTTCCAGGGCGTGGCGAGCAGCATCGGCGGCACGAGGGACACCCTCGCCGGTTTCTCGCAGATGGCAAAGGGTGACTTCATCGGTGGGCTCGCGGTGGCCGGTGGTGGGCTCGCGGATCTGGCCGAGGGCGCCGCGTACACGCTGATCCCGTTGGCGAAGACGGTGGTCACGTTCGCGGCGAACAAGGTTGCGATGGTGGCTCATGCCACCTGGTCCGGCATCGT